AAACGACTAAACCAAAAGTGGACCTTTAATTTTAATCACATGAAATTAGAACAACTCGACATCATTCCACTATATTACGAAGTAGGATTTATAAAATACAAAAACGAAAATAGTACAGTAACTAAATAATTAAGGAAAATTATGTTTAATTGGCTTAAGAAAAAAACAACAACTCCAATTGAATCACCAAAAGTCAAACCTAAAATAAAAACTAAAACTCCCAAAGAAATTGCTACAGAAAACAGCGAACCTTACATTAACATTGTAAGTGTTGAATTAGATCCTGACGATATAGGCAATGGTTCATTTGAGTTAGATTGGAACGATGTTTTTGTAGCGAGATTAGTTAAAGCAGGTTATATGCAAAAGAAAGATGATACAGATGACCAAATTGTTGATAGATGGTTTCAAAGTATTTGTAGAAACATTCTACAGGAAAACTATGAGCAATGGGAAGCTAATCAACCTTACGACGCTAGGCCAAGACGAGTTGACCGAAATGACTTAGGTAACGGAAGGACTGAGATTTCTTGATTTTATATGTAAATGGCGATAGTCACTGCACCGGATCACAAGCAGTTAATAACCATTGTTTCGCTGAAGACGATTCTACTTATTGGCAGCTTATAGGTCAAAGAAAACCACATCCTGACAATTTAGCAGTAAGTTTCGGAAATCAACTTGCTATTAAACTTGATGCTACATTAATTTGCCAAGCAGAAGCAGCAGGATCAAATGACAGAATTATCAGAACAACAAAAAATTTTTTAAAAACTAATCGTCCAGATCTAATTGTTATAGGGTGGTCAACCTGGGAACGCGAAGAATGGTTTGATATAGATAAAAACATATATTATCAAGTTAATTGTTCAGGTACCGATAACGTTCCGAAAAAATGGCAATATAAATATAAAAAATTTATCGCAAATATAGATTATAAAGACAAAACAATTGCTAATCATGAAAAAATTTGGAACTTTCATTTATTTTTAGAAGATCAAAAAATTCCGCATTTATTTTTTAACTGTTATAATCATTTTTTTCAAGATGGTCCATATAAAATTGAAAAGTGCTATGAATGGGGAAATAGTTACATTGGTCCATATGAGAAAGAATTAACTTACTATTTTTGGTTAGTAAATCAAAATATTCAACCTAGAGTGTCCGATCATTTTGGTCCTGATGGTCATACAAAATGGGCAGACTTCTTGTTACCGCACTTGACCAAGATTCTATAATATGCTACTATTAACGCATGAGATATCTAATTGTAGACACCGCAAACACATTCTTTCGTGCTCGCCATTCGGCCCATCGTCAATCGGATACCTGGGATAGATTAGGGTTCGCTATCCATGTTACCCTCGGTTCGGTTAATAAGGCTTGGCGGGATCAGAAAGCCGATCATGTGGTATTCTGTTTGGAGGGACGGTCATGGCGAAAAGATTATTACGAGCCTTACAAAAAGAATCGTGCTGTCGCTCGTGCAGCACTCACCGAAGCGGAACAAGAAGAGGACCAATTATTCTGGGAAGCGTTTGATAATCTCAAGACATTCCTGCAGGAAAAGACTAATTGCACAGTTCTTCAACATCCAGAACTTGAAGCAGATGATCTCATTGCAGGATTCATCCACCAACATCCCAATGACAATCACATTATTATTTCCTCGGATACCGATTTCTATCAGTTACTGGCGCCGAATGTACAGCAATATAATGGTGTTGCCGATGAACTACACACACTAGAGGGCATACTCGACAAGAAAGGTAAGTTGGTAATTGATAAAAAGACTAAGGCACCCAAGATCATACCTGATCCGCAGTGGATCTTGTTTGAAAAGTGTATGCGCGGAGACCCTACAGATAATATATTTTCAGCCTACCCAGGTGTTAGGACGAAAGGTTCAAAAAACAAAGTTGGCCTCACTGAGGCTTTTGCTGACCAACATAAAAAAGGATATGCTTGGAATAACCTTATGCTTCAGCGATGGACAGACCACAACGGTGTGGAACATCGAGTGTTAGATGATTATGAACGCAATCGTGTGCTAGTGGACCTTACTGCACAACCTGCAGAGATCAAGGCCAAAATTTTAGATACAATTAATACGGGTGCAATACGTAAAAGTTGCCCAATGGTAGGTGCACAGTTCTTAAAGTTTTGTGGCAAGTATGAATTGAATCGATTAAGTGAGCAAAGTCAAAGTTTTTCGGAGTTCCTAGGAGCGGAGTATCCAGGATGATCACTTGGCTTATACTAGCCTTGTTGTTTTTTAAACACTTTCTAGCAGACTTCTGTTGGCAAAGTGATCAAATGTACAAAGACAAAGGTCACCTTGGTAGACTGGGTGGTCTTCAACATGCTGGTTTACATGGTGCATTAACTTATGTTATACTAATGCACTTTCTAAACATACAGGCCTGCGTAATAATTGCGGTATTTGATAGTGTAATGCATTATATTTTTGACTTTATGCACCGTAGAGCTACTGTAAAATTAAGTGTGGATTCGAATGCGTTTTGGGTTTGGATCGGTATTGATCAATTCTTACACGCAATGATATACTTGATTATTGGTTTTACAGTTGCATTTTTAACTACAGATTTTATTTAAGGATACAATAATGAATTGGTTACGGCGAGCAGTGAGAAACTGGTTAATGCAAGAAGAACCAATATTGGCACAACGAGAAACAGTGGTTTCAAACAGAGACACACCTAGACAAGATGGTTTAAACTTCTGTCTGTATCGAGCAGTAGGTGGTCATGTTCTTGAATGTAGAGTATACAATGCGAAGACAGATCGTCATGATGGTACGCTATATATGATTCACGAAGATCAAGATTTTGCCACTCAAGTGGCTCAAGCAATTATGTTGGAGCAGATGAAACTATGAGTGCATATACTATAGCAACTGGAGGTGGCGGCATCGGACCAATCTCTGTTAGCGATATGTCCGGAATTGATTTAAGCTTTGGAGAAAAAAAATTGCCAAATAAAAAAATATCGTTAGATGTACATACCGCCCACGGAGGATATGTAGTAAAGGTTTCTAAAGGTTTTTCCGGTGATGATGATATGTATGTTATCGCTGACGGACAAGATCTTGGCAAAGAATTAGGTAATATTATTACACATTTCACACTGTCAAAAGAATGAATCAACCCATAGCCAAACCAATTGTTAAGAATAAATTTTGGGTCGTTGAAAATCGCGGTCAAAAAATAGCAACCATCCAGGCTAGAGACAACGGAGGGTTTGTTTACGTACACGATGAACAACGTGAATTTTTTCCGTCTGTTAAAATTTTAAAACAAAAATATAAAATTAAGTTTGGATCAATTCAAAAAATAAACAAATTACAGACTAAAACTGTGTATGGATTTCCTGTAACCAGCAAGGCATTCAATGAGGTTTGGGATATACAAAGAAAACTACCTATCTATAGTAAAAGTTCAAAAAGTAAAAGTTTATTTTGTGCAGGTTATTATGTAGTAAAGTTAAACGGAGACTGGTCTATCCAGCACTGTCCAAAAAATATAACACTTAGTAGATATTCATTTAACGGGCCGTATAAAACTAAAGAAGAAGCACTACAACGATTAGAGGAAATAAAATGCAAAAGTTAAGTCTGTCTATTAAAAATTTTAATGATCGTGTAAAGATAATGAATCAAACAGGTAGTAAACAACTTAGTTTGTCAGCCGACGAAGCTAGAAATTTACACGCAGATATTTACAATTTACTTACAAACATTGCAGAACTTTCTGCACAGTCACAAAGTTCCTCGACTATTGTAGGTAGTAGTTTAGATGGTGGTGGTTTTTAACTTTATCTACGTACTTAATGCATAAATATATAGTTCAAGGAACAAAAGATGTCTAGACCTAAACCAACAATACTGTTAGAGCACGTTAACAAATCTAACTATAAAAGCGACCAAGTTCTTAGCAGTGAAGGAATTTGGGCAGTATTCTATGAGAATAAACCAATTAATCTTAAAAGTTCTAATATGTTAGTTGCATATCCCGGTCCAAAATACAAAAAAGTTAGTTTTAGTAACAGCGGACATGCAATCAATCTTGCCAAAAAACTTAATAATCTTTTTAAAACTGACAAATTCACCGTAGTATTGATGAAACAAGGTGACCAAATCTATCCTTAAACAAACCG